CGGCAGGACCGCCGCCATGCCACGCTGAAGCTCGAGCACTTCCTGGCTGTTCGTCCCGTCGAAGCGGCCGATGAATACGGCGTGCGTGCCGGCCGTCTGCGTGGCCAGGTTGCGGAACGCCGCGTAGCCTGGGGCCGACACGATGCCGAGCGACAGCGTTTGCACCGAGGTGCCGATGGTCACCACGCCGGCCGCCGCCGCCTGCGTCGCCTGGTTGGCCTTGACCGATGCCGCGGCGAACCGGTCGGAGAAGTTGCCGTTGTCACACTGCAGCGTGACCGAAGCCTTGATTTCGTCAGCCATTAGATGCCCGCCTCCGTAAACAGGTTGCTGTGGACTTTCTCTTCATACGGATACGCCTTGCGCGTGAATATGTAGTCCTTGGCATTGGGGCCGGTGATCAGCGTTGGCAGAACCGCCAGTCCGCTGCCGTCGAGCTGCACCGGCTTGCTGACTGGATTCCCGGCAAGGTCGAGGATTGCCCGCCGCTCGCCGCCGACAACCTCATTGAAGCCAGCGTCGTGGAACTCGACGAAATGCCCCTTGGGGTCGTACAGCCATTCGACGGAGACAACCCACTGGTCCACCTTGTCGTCGAAGTCCGCGTTGTAGCCGACACACAGCATCGTCCGCCGCGATGCACCTAAGAAAGCGACCTCGTTGGTCGTGTTGACGTAGGATGTTAACGCGGCAATGTTTGGACTGACGACCTTGGTGTTGGTGTACGTCAGCCGAAGAAGGCAGCGGTTTTCCGTCAGCCCGTCCACCGGGTCGCCCGCCGAGTTTGTTGCCGGCTTGGGGGCAGCGTTGTACTCGCCATTCTCGCCCTGGTCCGTGAGCGGGCATTCCTTCTGTTCGGTCGAGATGCTAATCCGTTTCCACGTTTCGGTCTCTTGATCTTCAGGCGATGGCTGCTCCGACTCGTCTTGAGCCTCGTAGGTCACCGCAATCTTGATCGCACGGTCGGCGTCGTCGCCCTTGTAGTAGGACAGTTTTCGCGACTTCACCTTGAACATCACACCCGCAACCAGCCGGGTTTCGCCGACCTTCGGGATCGTCGCATTGCCAAGGTTGGTCCACGACGTGGAGTCGTCAGCCAGCGTGCCGAAGTCGGGCGTGCTGTCGTGCAACGCCAGAAGGTCCACGGATCCGGCAAGCGTGATTCGGCCCTTGTCGCCCAGCGTTTCGCCGTACTCGAAGGACCGCAGTTCTCGAACGTCGATGATAGCCATTAACCGATCACCGCCAATCCGGTCGGGTCGAGCCTGTCGGCGATGTCCTCCAGAGCGTCAGCAGACCGCTCCGTGTTATCGGCCGTCTTGCGGGCGTCGTCCTTCACGTCGAGCCGAGGGTCGGCCCCGCGCATGATGTTGTTGCGGAACGCTTCGCCCTCGGACGAGCCGACGACAATGGCACGGAGTTCCTGGCTCGAGGCGCGGATCGCAGCACCGACAGCCTGGGCGGTAGGACCGGCACCCGGCTGGCCCGGCTTGCCGCCCTTGGCAGCGTTGGCGGCAGCATCGGCTTGAGCCTTAGCAAGGGCGGCGTCAAAGGCACCGAAGGGGTTGGTGATGTTGTTGATGCCGTTGGCAAAGCCTTCGGCCGCTTGCTCCCCGTACTCCTTGCCGAGCTTGTCCACGCCTCGCTGCATCTTGGCGGCGCCCGCAGCGCCGGCATCGAGCGAACCGGCAAGGTCCGTGAACCCAGCAGCCTCGGCCAACTGAGCCAGCGACCTCGCTAGGCTTTGAACGCCAGAAAGGATCACCGAGAACACAGCACTAAACGCTTGGCTCAGTTTGGCGTTGATGGCGAAGATCACCTGAAACACGCCGTACAGGACCGTAAATGCACCCACCACGCCACGCAGTACGCCGGTGAACACCGTGGCCGCACTAGATGCCAGACTCCAGCCCTTCGTGTTCTCCGAGAAAAACCCGACGATCAGATTGGACACGGCGGTGATCGCCGGCGCAATGCCGGCCGTGAACTGGAGAATGAACCCCTTGACCGGCAGGATCAGTCGGCCGAGCGCGTCGCCCATCCCCTCAATGGCTGCCGTCTGCTCGCCGCTCATCTTCACGCCAAGGTTCGTGAGCAGCGTGTCCATCTCGCGGATGCCGTCGCCGCCTTGCCGCAGGAAGTTCAGCATCCCCTGCCCAGACCGGCCGAAGATGTCGATCGCCGCTGCGGCCTGCATCTCAGGCGGCAGGGCAGCGATGCGGTCAGCGATCAGCGAGAACTGGGCCGCGGTGTCGAGCCCCGCCATATCCTGCATCGTCAGGCCGAGACCCTGGAACGCCTTGACGGCAGCCGGCGTGCCAGACGCCAGTTCGCTCGTCATGCGAGCCGTGCGACGCAAGCCGACGGTCAGTTGCTCTTGGCTCACGCCGACTTCGCCGGCCGCGTGCTGGAGAACCTGCAGTTGCCCCGCTGCCACGCCCAGTTCCGTGGACAGGTTTTGCACGCCTTCGGCGTAGGCCATTGCCTGGCCGATGGCCACGAACGGGGCCGTGAGGGCAGCGATGACGCCCAGCGGAATCAGCAGGGTCTTCATCGCCCCGCTTAGGATCGCTACGCCAACCGCCGCCGTAGACGCTCCCCGGCCAAGCCCGAGAACCCCCATTGCAGCACTGGCAAAGCCGCTGCCCATCCCGCCGGTCATCCGGCTCACCAGCCCCTGGAAGCCGCTCAACTGCTTCCCAGCGCTCGCCAGCCCGGCAGTCAGCCCGCCCGTGGACGCTGTGATCGAGACGTTGACGCGGCCGAAGTTCTTCGCCATTAACCGCCTCCGATCGCACGGAAGGCCGCCACGATCTGCTCAGGCGTCTGCGTCCGCTTCGGCACCGGCATGAAGTCGTCAGGCTTGCGACGCGGCGAACCCTTGGCACGGTGGGCGGACGCGAACTGTGACATGGCCATCGCGTCCCTCAACCACTCGTCGCCCCACGGTTCCAATTGGTAGTAGCCCATCCAGCCGTACAACTGATCGACACTCATCGAGTCCGCCAGGCCGCCAGGCTCTTCGACGTTCCAGATGCCCAGCTTCAAGGCCAGCCGGTAGAGGAACTGCAGGACCGGCTGGCGCTCTATTTTCCCGCCGCTTCCTCCACCGGATTCGCACCGAGCCCGTTGAGTTTGAACACCGCATCGACGATCCGCTGCACGGCGTCGGCGTCGAACTCGCCAATCCGCTCCTCGTCCGCCTCGGTGAACAACGCTTTGCCGTCGTCGTCCACGCACGACAAAGCCACGACCTTCGCGGACACGTTCTTCAGGTTGACCGACCCGCCGACCTTGCCGCCGGTGGCGATCTCCTCGAAACGGTTTCGCATCCGGCTGGTGAACTTGGTGACCCACACCTCGGCGTCCTCGCCAAGTTCGGGCACCGGCACCTTCACCTTCGGCAGCGGACGCTTCCGCTTGAAGAACTCATCACGACTCAGAGCCATGCGCGCCTCCCTACGTCACACCAATCAACCGAGGGCACCCGAGAGCTTGATCGTCACAGAGCCCGACTGCATGTCTTCCATCTGGGCACCGGCCTCGTAGCCGGTCATGTAGCCGAACGCCGACCATAGCGTCACGGCCGTGCCACCGTTGGCCCAGTACACGCTGACCACCTGATTGGTGGCGACGTTCGCCAGGTCGGCAACGGGCTTCACGGCAGGGTCGTGCAGCACCTCGACCGAGACTTCGCCGGGGTCGTAGATGCTCGAGGCCACGACCTCCTTGACCGACGACAGCATGTGCGTCGCATCGGCCACCGCCCGCGTAATGCCGTTGTGGTTGACGCCGGTGATCTTGTAGCCCGTCGCGGTGTGCAGCGCGGTGCCGAACGAAACGTAGGTGCCCTGTCCGATGTCAGCAGCCATTGGTCAACTCTCCGAGTGGGTGATCTCGACTGTCAGGTCCGTCCGGTAGATTGGCGTCTGGTCGCCGGGGTTGGCTGGCTCTTGCTGGTCGTTTTCGTCCTTGACCGTGACGAGCCGAACCGCCGCCGTCCGCTTGAATTGTAAGGCTGCCCTGACCGCTCGCCCGAGGTTGCGGCAGTCCACCAGACGGGTCGAAATGCACGACACCGTGTACGTCGTCCGAGTGATCCCGGTCATGCCGGTCATGTGCATGTACGGCCCACGGCTGGCGTCCTGGCGGTCGATCACCAGGCACGGCAGCGCCGTCCCCTGCGGAGCCTGCACGGCGTAGATCCGCGAGCCGACGGACGCTGCGATGTCGGCCGAGACCGACAGCAGCTGCAGTAGGGATTCGTCGATGAACGTCGTGGCTGGCATCACTTCCCTTTGGCATCGCGGCGGGCGTTCTCGGCTTCAGCCTTCACCACCGCCCGGCCGAGTTCCTGAATCAGTTCGTCCCTGATCCGCGGCAGCGTCCTGTCCGCCCACTGGCCGAACTTGCCCGTGCCGGGGACGGCAGCCACCTCGGGGAAATAGGCAGCCCCGCCGCCTTCCGCCCCGATCAGAGCCACCTTGCCCATCAAGTACGGATACCGCTTGGCCATCGTCATTGGCACCCGCAGCATGGATGCGTTCTTCGGCTTGCGGACCTTCACGCCGTTTTCGATCCACCAGGCGTGGTAGCCGAGCCCGCCCTTCTTGAATTTCTCGCCACGGCGGAAACCGAGGACGGCCGTCTGGGTCTTGCCGCGAACCTTGGCTTCCGTGAGCACGCCCACCGACCGCCGCAGGTTGCCCGTCGGACCCTTTGCGACCAGGGCTTTGACCTCGGGGATGTACGGCTTCGTCACCTTCTTGACGCTCGCCCCCAGGTACTTCTTCTGCACGCCAATCCGCAGCCCATCAAAACGCTTGAGAACGTCTTGGATGTCCGATGCACTGGCACTGACTTGGAAAGCCATCAGTCCGTGACCTCCGCCACCAGTAGTTCGTGCTCGGCCCGGTAGCCGCGCTCCACCACGCTGGTGATCTCGAACGTGCGACCCTCGCAGACGATCCGCATCTTGGCTTTCAGCCCCGGCGTGTAGTGCAGCATCACCTTGTGGGTTACGTCGGAGCCGGTCGCCATGGCCGACACGCTCTCTGATCCCGACAGCGGCATGATGCCCACCCACCGAGTAGCGAACGTCGCCCACGACAGGATCGGCTCGCCGATGGCGTTGGCCGACTCCGTCGGAGTCTGGATCGTCGCCAGCCGGTTGAGCGTGCCCGTCTTCATGTACCAACGACCACCAGCGTAAAGCTCGCCGTCCCCGAGTACGCCGAGACGTTGAAGCCCGCCGTGCCGCCGCCACGGGCATCCGACAACGCAACACGGCTCGCGGAACTGATCGCCGCCCCCGACCCGGACGCCTCAGCACAACGGGCCGCAGCCGAGGCAGCGAAGGCGAACCGGTCCACTGTCGCGAGCGTGACGAGCGATCCGTCTGCGTCCCGGTACGTGCTGGGGGCCACAGCAATCGCCACAGAAGCCGTGCCGCAGGTGCCAGCGACAACCACCACCTTGCCAGACGTGTAGGCGTCCGTGCTCGTCAGCGAAATCCGCTGGACGCTCTGCACCGCTGTGCTCGTCGCCGAATCCGTGTAGCCCACGTCGATCGCGATCCGTCCCTCGAGACTCATGCGTACTGCCTCCAGCGGAGGTTGGCCAGCAGGGCCGATACGGCCATTTCCAGTTCACGGCCGACGCTGCCCACGGCTTCCCGGTTCGCGTACCAGTGACCGACCAACATCTTGATCGCATGCTTCGCCGGCGTCGGCACATTCGCCGCTCCACCGTAGCCAGCCAGGTACGTCACTTGCACGCTGTTGTCGTCGAGCCGCACGCTCGGCCAGTTCTCCAAGTACTTCGGGTAAACGAGCGAAGGGACGTGGTCGCGGTCCAGGCGGAACTGCTGCGTTCCGGACTGCGCCCACGTCAGTGTCTGCGTGGTGCCCCCCTGGTCCACGTATGAAATAGTCACCGTGGCGCTCGCGGCCGTCGCGTTCAAGCGGACGGGCGGGCGCGGAAGCCCAATCCGCAAGTCCACGAAGTCGTCGAACGCCACGGTGTATTGCTTGTCGGCGAAGGTGCGGTCGCAGTAGTCCTCGCACCACGCGGTCGCCGTGTCGATCAGCACGCCGATGTAGTCATCGTCGGTCGTCATATCGACGATCCGCAGATGCTCCTTGGCGTCCGCCACCGACACAGGCCGGTCACCTGACCCGCTCGCGGTCGCCACGACGAGCGACCGGTAATTGCTATTTGCCCGCACGGCGTCGCCTCCCAGCCTTGGCGTAGGGTGACTCGGCTCGCTCGACCTCCTGCGGCTCGTCAGCTACGGCGAACCTGATCTGCGGCTGCTCGTCACGCACGGCGTAGCCAGAACGCACCAGCATGTCCGCCAGGCCGCCAGTCACGTCCACGACCTGACCCGTCTTGTAGGTGCGGACCGGTCGAGTGATCCGCACCGAGACCGTTGGGTATTGCGTGCTGCTCATTGCCACACCTTGTCCGGGGGTTGCCCGCCTCGATCCCAGAAATCCCCGGGATGCTGGAGCAACGGCTGCATGTTGACATCGGGCCACTTGAACCAGACCTCGGCGTGCCCAAGAGCCACCCGAGGGCAGACGCCCAACTTCAGCCTGGCCTTCTGAGCCTCGATCCAGAAGTGGATGTCGTCGTCGATCCGGCCGTCGTCCCACCGGCCATCTGCGTTTGGCCTACCGAGGAACCACGGGTGCTTCAGCTTCTTCAGGGCCGACGCTCGGATGAGCGTGAACCCGAAGTGAGCCGTGTTCACCGGCATGATGTTGTGATAGATCAGCTGGTCGCGGCCAATGCTCCCGGCCCGCGTGCCGTCCTCCGACATCATCGTGAACAGCGGCTCGTCGTGGCGCCGCTTCATCTGCACCGCAGCCACCACGTCGTAGTCCGACGCCGTCGCGTAGGTCAGCAGACGAGGTAGTGCATCGGGTTGGAAAATGGAATCGTAGTCGAGCGTCAGAATCCACAGCGGCGGGCCGTCAGGCTCGGGGTCGTTCTCGATCATGTCAGTCATGACACGCTCGAGGCACTGGCCCCAGAATGCCCCTTCCAGCCGCACGGGTGCGACGCCGTAGGGGATGAGACCCCTGGGCCAACAGAACATGTGATCCTGCCAGCCCAGCCTCGGAACCGACATCGCGCAATGCACGCGAACCGGCCCCGAGCCAGTATTCAGCACAGCCGGCTTTATGCCGGCGATCGGAGAAGCAGCCGCGCCCACGGCAAACCTCGTTTCAGGTTGTCGTCAAACTCACCCCAGGACCACGCGGTTGGTGACGTTCGCGTCCGACGCCGAATCGACGCCAGACTCGCCGCGACCCAGACGGGCCGCCACCACCACCGTGTTGTTGCTCGCGTTGCTCGTCGCGTTCGCGTTCGGCGTGACCGAGACCTGCACGTAACGCTTGAGGCCCTTCGTGCTGACCTCGAACCGGCTGACGTTGACGGTCGCCGTGTTGCCGACGCCAGCCAGCGTGTAATCCGTGTTCTGGATCAGGCTGGCGATCGTGCCGTAGCTGCCGTCCGTGTCGCTGTGCTTCAGCGAGACCACGCTCGGAGCCGCCGTGTTGGCGATCGAGCGGTAGCCCACGTCCACCGACAGCGAGTCGTAGCCGAGGCAATCGACCGCCACGGTCAGCGTGCTGGCCGAAGCGAGACCCGTAGCGTCCGTCAGGGCGACCACGGAACGAGAGTTCTGGAGATGGTTCACGGTTCAGGGTTCCTTGTGGTGCTTGGGTCA